CTTGAACTATATCAAGGTTAGCATTTAAACGAGTTTCCGTACCAGAGGCAGTGTCTACAGAAACAGCAGCGATACCTGCAGCAAGAGATGCTAAATTAGCAGATACATTAGAAACTCCACCAAGTTGAGGAGTAACAACATTAGCTTGTTCTCCAGAAGTGCCTGTAATTGTAATACCTTCATTGCCTAAAGAAGATATTGTAATCCCACCAAGTTTAATTGACGATCCTGTTAAGTGAAGATCTTTCCATTTTTTAGAAGCAGAGCCTAAATCGTATACCCCGTCAGCTGACGGGATTACATTTCCAGAAAAAGTAACTGTATGTCCACCTGTATCTAAAATAGATACAAGATTTGCTTCAACAGCGTCTACATTACCAGATACAACATTGATATTAGCATTTAGTTGAGTATAGGTAATAAAGTCATTCGCATCCGACAAACCAGTCAGTGATGCGATTGTAACTTTTTTGGTAGCGTCATTATTGATGTCAACGATCGGTAACACATCATTTGTGGCGAGATCGGCTGCCGCAAGTTCTGTGAGATCGGTAATTTTTACGTTTGCCATTTAAATTCCTTTTGCCCTATAAGAACATATTTCATGTATTGTCGCACAACAACATTAGCCTGTCAAAATGAAAAATGATTAACTCTTACGTTGGGTAATAATTGTACGATTATTTTGAGTTTCAAGGACTCGCCCATCCTGACTTAAAAAGATATTGCCAGTTGTCTCAACATCTTGTTCTACTAACAATATTTGATTTGGATTCTGGTTGAGTGCGAAGAATCTACCATCTTGAGTGGTGATTGGATCAAGACCAAGAGAGGCAAGAGTATCTGTAATTTTATCAGACTGCTCAACTGCGATAAATCTTAGACTATCATCTTGTAAGGTGCGTCCGTCTTGGGTGATAATAAACTCTAGACCACCATCAACAACATCGCCAAATACTCGACGAATCGCTGAAGTAGTTAGAACTAGGCGACTAACTCCTAAAGGCATTATTCTCTCTCAGAGATGAAAAGCGTCCCAGCGCTTGCAGACTGAATTACAGCTACATATTTGTTATTTTCGGAAGGATCTGTCTCAGCTCCAAGAGAAATGTCAAAAGGTATAGAAGCAGGTAGAAAGTGTGAAGTGGTTGTAGTAGCTGCTACAGAAGACGCCCCTGTTTCAATAAAGCAATCTGTAGTAGCGAATAAAGTTACTACTCGTACGGAAGACGAGATAGCTGGAGAAGTATTAGAGGAAGCAGTATAAGGAACTTGGAGCCCTCTACCAGGTCGCAATCCTAATACTGGAATTGGATCATTGCCATCATCGCGGGGTTGTTTACTCATTTGTTTCTCCTAATGCTTTGCGCAGATCTTCCATTATATCTGCTTTTGATTTTTTCTCAACTGTATCTTTTTTACTCGGCCTCAAAGTTGTAATTACACTAGTTGCTGTGCCAAATGCATCACCTTTTGAGATACTATGCAGCAAACTAACACCGCTTATAACAGGGTTACAAGAGTTCATCGACAAACTTATAATCAATATCAAGGCGGGGCGAGTCATGCATCGTTTTCAATCCGTGCGCGAAGCGCCCGCAAATTTTTTTCTCTTGAATTCATCGGCGTTCTCATCTTTTCATGTCCAACGTGAAGGTCGACGAATTCCTTCATCCACATAGAGGAATCAAATTGATCCTCAGCATCCACGGGAGGAGAGCAATCCCAATCAAGAGTAGGATCATCCATATCTTCCATTCTAGATCCACGATTGCTCACTCCAAAATTTTCCCTATGTGTTTAAATAAAGTATTAGTATTTTGCGTTTTAACATACATAATATAGGCCATTATACGTTGAAACTTTGCTACCTTGTTATCACCATTTAAGTGATAGAACATATCTTTACCCCATGAACCAAGAGTTCGTTGTAGATTCCAATCTTGAGCAAATGTACAATCTCTATAATCAAATAATCTAACTGCGTGCTCTTCAGTGTAGGCTGTTGAAAAATATTCCTCAGTCACATATGGAATTAGTTGTACTTTACACAGCTCTTTAAAACAAGTGATGAGAGCAGGTTCAGGACAATTGTAATGGAATACGTCGTCTGCCCAATCAACATATTGTCGAACATTAAAAGTTCTACCACCAAAAATGCTCATATTAGGCTTAGCCCACTTGTTCATAATATCATTTACGTGCATAAAGAATAAATCTTGCTCTTCTGGGAGGGAAGGATTACCCCATACTAAAATATCTGAATCTAACCAAAAAACATAATCATACGGTGAGTATGGTCGTGAACAGTCTCTCATCCATTGAAACTTGTAAAACACATTTTCATACTGTTGCAGATTGGCTTCAGGAAACCACGCATCGACATCAAATGTGTCGTCAAGTCTTTCTGTATACAATTTATAGTCAAACCCAGAACGATCAGCCCAAGATCTTACGGATTTCATACAAGGAACCCATAAGGTTTCCCACTCCCAGCTTGAGATATTATCTTTGCAAATTCCTTGTACAATAAGGGTCTTCACGTTATTCCATCAAATCCCGCATCAGCTTATCGTAGTTATTAATCTGTACGGCAACTTGAGGACCTTGTGTCTTCGGTTTTAGAGATGTTTCCACTTCTTGTAAATGCTTCATCCAGTCGAGAAGATCTTTTTTAGAGTAGATGCCTGTTTCCACAGCTTCTTGTATTTTTTGATCTATCACAGAGTTGATAAGATTGATGCGCTTAATTCGATTAAGATATCCTTGCGTGGCGAAAACTGAATCAATGTAGTTTTTCACCTCTTTCTTTTCAATCACAGAAGTCACACGATCCTCGCTAATACCGTACTCGTCTGCTAATTCATCTATCGCCTTGCCGGATAAGTAATCGTTAGCGAGCGCAAGCATAACCGGGTCAAGAGGCGGAGCCTCTAAGCTGCGGTTTAGCGCATCAACGGTGGTAGTCACTGAGTTATTTGATTTTGTCATGTTGTAATCTCCACTTCATAGGTAATAGCAAGCTGAATATCTGCTATTCCATACGGTGACATTAGTCCATCATCTGTTCTAAGAGTTGCCACCCGCGCCTCTTCAACTTCTAACGCACGATTAGCTGCTGCAAAGGTATCAATAGCGTTCTCAACCTGTTCTGCAAGTCGTTCACACTCAGCTGCAATGTCTGCAGTATCACCGTCGTACACATAAATTCTAAGGTCAATACCCATTATATCCATTTGACGTCCGGCTCCACGATGGTCACGCTCAATCCTACGCGGAACAAAAGTAATAGCTGGAAAATCGTTCACATCATCTAAATATTTAAACACACGATACACATTAGCCGTCAACACGTCAGTGTTGCTGCCCAGATGTGCTATAAAAGCCTCAATTATATCTGTACGTCGGGCCATATCTCACCTATCATTTCATTAATTGTTTTATTTTTTTTAAGTGCTAACCATTCTGCACTGCTTTTATAATTCCAATCACACCATCTAAAGATATATTTACATACAGCATAATCTGAAACTACTAGGAAATTTTCGTCAAACCATGATTTACACCACGATAAAGAAGGAATTTTACATAATTCAAAAGACTCCCACTCTTCAACCCGACAATTAGGATGTAAAATACACTCTCCAGGTAAACATTGACTACCATTTGCATCTACTGGTATACGATAAGGTCCTGACTCCTCTTCGTATGCAACCGGAGGGTTGCCTGCCCACCAGTAATTACCTGAATCATCTTCTTCACCTAAGCAATTATAGACTAAAGGTCCGTATTTAAATTTTTCCACCATTTAAAGTTCTTCTTTTTTGCTAAAATATTTTTGTACATCAAAGTTTAAACTACCTCCATAGGCAATAACACACGCCTCTATAGGATTATGAAATTCAACTAGTGTCCAAGTACCTTTAATGGGATTAGCAAATAATGTAACAGCAAGTTGGCTTTTTTGTCCGTCTTCAAACAAAACCTCACCGACACCTCCTACTAAAGCTTCCTCTCCTGCTTCTTCAATCATTTGAAGCAATGATGCTTTAGGCCCACACTGAATAGGTTTTGATCGCATCGTGGTTTCGGCCATCGCTGAAGTAGTGAGAACGAGAAATAACGCAAATACTGCTAGTAAACTAATACCAATTTTATCTATCTTTTTAAAAGAATCTTTCATTTGTAACTTCCATCTAAATTATAGTGTTTAGCATTGTATAAAAAATACATTAAGGCTGTTAGTGTATCGTATTCTTTTTGTATCTTACGTAACCATAACCAGTAGTGCTTAACAGTATTATTCATGTGGATCTTTAGCCTCAACAGAGTATTCTCCAACGACAGTGCTAGTAGGTGTTTCGTCGTAAATAACTTTTTCTAAACCAAATTCTGTCATTTCCATTAAGATACCGTGTTTATATCGTCTTTCGCCAACGCTCAAGTCGTAAGGCTCTTTAATAACTAAAGTAGAGCCACATTTACTACAAAAAGCATAGTTACCAAAGGCACTAGTCAAAGAGTAATTATGTCCAAATATACGACATATCAAATTCAAGAAATTATCCTAATAAAATTTTTTCGAAAAGAGTGAATAGTACAATTCAAACTTAAGTCTATTGTAGTCTACCCTTTAAGGGTTGTCAAGAACTAACCCTGTTTTTCGGAATTTCCCAGTTCGAGGCCGTGAAGAGGTGCAACACAGGGTGGGAGCAACAATAGTCCAACTAACCGCCCCCCTACGCAACATTATTACCCTAGACTACCACCGGCCGCTTGCGGCTAACCCATTGAAAACATTAACAAATAAAAATGACAACTCATTGATTTTATTGGAAACTTTTTTCACTTTACCCCTTGATTTATGCGGCAACAATGCTTATATTATATATATAAGGAGAAACAAACATGATTAAAAACATTACAATCTTTGACCTAGACGGAACCATCATTGACAGCTCACATCGTCAAGCTACCCTTGCTGATGGCACGTTAAACCTTGCTAAATGGATTGAAAACGCTACAGCAGAAAAGATTTTTGCTGATAAGGTTTTACCATTAGCGACACAAGTTAGACGCCGCCAAAAGGCAGGCGACTACGTTATGGTTTGCACGGTTTGCACTGCTAGGCTAATGTCAGACGCAGACTTTGAATTCTTACAAGATGTCGGCATCTGCCCTGATAAAATTATCTCTAGACCAGATGGCAACAATACGCCAGACGGCGAATTAAAAGCTAAACAACTCAAAAGCTTTTTATCGCTGAAGCAATTTGCAAAAGCAAACAAGGTCATGTTTGACGATGCAGCTTCGGTTCGCACTTCGCTTCGCAAGCTTGGAATTGCTGTTATTCATCCTGAAAAAATTGCTGAAAAGGTTGCTTAACCCATTGATAACATTAACAAATAAAAATGATAACTCATTGATTTTATTAGAAACTATTTTCACCTTACCTCTTGATTTTTGCGACTAAAAGGCTTATATATTATATATAAGATAATGAAAGGAAATAAAATGGACTTCGATTTAGAAATGCTAGAAAAAGAAATGGACGCAATGACAAAAGAAATGTCATTAGAAGAAATTGCCGCAATGGAAAAAGAAATCGTTGACGGCTTCGGACAATCATTTGACGAAATTTTTGGAGGATCAAACTAATGTTTATTAATCATCGTAAAACTGCTAAGGTAAAAGCAATTCTTTTCGCTGCTCTTTTTGCTAAAGCAATTCTGTTACTATCTGGATCAGCGTTCGGCATGTCACATCTGCCGCATCAGGAACTTGGCTTCTGGATTATGCTAGGCGTTTGTTTCGTTGGCATCCTGACGCTGTTTTGGTCAGCTCTCGGATTTATTTTTGCAATGATGGATTATAAGGAACTTTCATAATGGAACATCTAAAACTTTGCTGGTCTCTATATCCAAAGGCAACCGCAGCATGGGCGGCGGTTTGCACTTGGCTTTTCTATACTATTGGATCAATCTTTATGGGGTTGGTCTAAAACCCGTTTCTGCTAACCATTACAAGGGGTTAGCAGGCGCCGGCCGTTTTGCCCTAAGCCATTGATTTCGTTGACAAATAAAAATGATAACCCATTGATAACAAACAAAACTATTTTCACTTTGCCCCTTGATTTTTAGGCTAACAATGCTTATATATAATATATAAGAAAGAAACAATGAAAAGGAATAAAACCATGAATACAACTTTTTACACCGCTGGCAAGGTCTGGCATCAAACAAAATTCCAAAACCTAAGAGACAACCTCGGCTTTCCTGTTAAGGCTCGTTGGATCGACTTAACTGATGATTGTGATATCGTTCAGAATCACAAGGATCAGCTTTGGACTCTTTGTTTCGAAGATGTTCGCGATTCTGATTTCGTTCTACTCTATTGCGAAGATATGAACGAAGAACAGCGCGGAGCGTTGGTCGAACTTGGAATGGCTTATGGTTTTGGCAAATCTGTCTATGCCGTAGGCTCATGCAAAACAATTCAACCTAACAAGATTTCGGATGTTGCATTTACTCACTATCCAAAATTCCATTGGTTGCCAACTTCTGATTTGGTTATAGGCGCAAAGATGGCTTTGCGTATCGAAGAAACTAAAAAGCAAATGATTGCTGATATTGAAAAGGATGCTGCATAATGCCTTATATCCCACAAGAACGCCGTGATGAAATTCACAACCAATTAGTCGGAATGGGTCAACACTGG